TACCTCTGAGCATTCGCGCCCAATCTTTTCTGCAAGCACTTTCGTCACGTTGTACGCAATCGCCATCTGATCGAGGTCTTGCAAAGTGCCTTTGCCGGTGGATATGCGGTGCAACTCCATCCATCTGGCGGCGCTAATTTCCGCGATGCGCTCTCTGGTGTATGGCCGGTTGTCGGCCACCACTTTCTCAAACAGCAGGCAGTCCTTGATGCGGGCAGTAACGCGGCATGCGGGCGGTTTGTAGGCTTTGCGTGGCTTTTTACTGCGGGCCATCGTTACCCCTTGCTCGGATTGCCGCTTCAATCTCGACGCTGCCGCCGTGCAATGCGACGATGTCTATGATGGTTTCGCGCTCGGATGCGGCTACCAGTTCGGCAAAGCGTTCAAGGCGATCAGGTTCTGCAAACGTGAACCCGTGCTGTTGGATAGACTCGTGCCATTGAGCTAACCCCGCCTCACGCGCCCATCGGATGATGTCATCTTGCGTCATGCTCTGCTCCAATACCGTGCGCGGCTTCGATTGCGCGGGCGAATTCAATGACGCCGCCAACGATGGGCGCGTAGTTGACCCACATTGCGCGCAACTTCTCATCCGGCTTATCGGTTTCCAGCGCATCCTGTGCGTATTGCGCCATGAGTGCTGCGTGTTTGTGTCCCCTCTTCTCACCGCCGTATTTTGAACAGTGGCTGTAGTGACCATAGTTTGTGCCGCGACATTCTGGGCAGTTGGTTTCTCCGTATTTAGTCATTTCTCATCCTTCACGAATGCTCCACCGGCCACCATGCGGCCACGCCGAGCCGTGACTTCATCCGTCACTTTTGCAAACGCGTCAACCACGTCAATGCCGCTCATGTAGGCCACATTGACCAGGCACACGATCACATCGCCAATACCATCTTCCAAAGCTGTCAAGTCATGCTTGATAACTGCGTCGGCCACTTCTCCCATTTCAGAAACTGCCTTCAGAGCCTGCGCTTGTACTGTGCTGTGTTCGTAAATGCCCACGTCATATGACCATTTTTGAATTCGTTCAATGTTCTGTTTCATTCATTTCTCCTTGATTTGCCGGTTGAAAGTCTTTTGATTGGGATTGATCTGTATATGCGCATTCTGGACTTTCGGCCCGCCCTGCCCGTTGGTACGGCTGCGCTGCACGGACTGCTCCTTTTTGAGCCATGCGCTGATGTCTGGCTTTTTCGTAAATGCGTTCATCCGATGCCCACGCTAGGAATGTTTTGATAATCCATTGCGCCAGGTCTTGTTGGTGACCATCCGCCTTTTGGAAGCGGTTCGCGCATCGTGCTATTCATGATTGTGCGTTGTTGAACAATTTGCACAGGCTCTTGCACCGCCTCTGTTTGCTGTTGCGCTTTGCGTTGCTTATTACCAAGAAAGCAAGCGGCAGACATTCTGGAGCAGCCAAGATCGGCAGCAATTTCTTTGTGCGTGTGGCCTTGGCTCCGCAGCATAATTGCGCGCTGTTTGTGTTCTTCTGTCCATTCAAAACGCTTCGGCAAAACAATGCCTTTGCTGGCGCGGTATTCTCGCGCGTGGTCTCTAATTGTGCTAAAGCTTCGGCCCAGCGCAATGCAAATGGCGCGTGTCCCGTACCCTTCATCCATCATTTCGCGCAACTGTTGGACCTCCGAGTCAGACATCATGGATTTAGTCTGCGTGTGGTTTGGGTCGGTTTGCTTGATGCGATAAATAACAGAGCTTTTGGAAAAGCCTAGCGCCTTTGCAATTGTGTTAAATGATGCGCCGTTGGCGCGCATCAGAAGCGCCTTTTGTGTGTGTGAGCTTTCCCACTGTTGTGACATTTTAGAACCTCCAGAAAACGAAAATTAATGTTATCACCAAAGCCACGAAAATTGCCGATTTGAGAAAACTTTTTCGTGTCGCTTGATGTGCTGGCGCTTGTTTGTGCTGTATGCGAGACAGTGCGGCGTATGCCTCGCGCTCGTTGCGTGGCGCTTTCATTCTTCGCTCCCGGTGGCTTTTGCGATGACTGCTTTCCGCGCCATAACGATTGGCAGAATGGCGTCCCTGTATTCCTGCTCCGTTGTGCAGTACATGATGAGCTTGGCAATCGATGCAGGGCTTCTAGCCGCTTCGCTTACCCAAAATCGGAAGCACTCTGCGTCGGTTCTGTCGCTGTCATCGTGATCGTGCGCCAGTGCTTCGCTACACATCTTGATTGCGTTTCTTGCAGACGGGAAAGGCATCGCATCTTGAATCTGTTCCAGCGCAGAAAGCACCGCCCTCAACGCCTCGTCTTTTGTTGTCATGTTCGTTCTCCTGTGGCTTTTGTGATTGCGGCATCCGCCATCTGTTCCGCCTTATCCGTTGCTGCATATCGCAGCTCCTGCAGCGCCTCCAGCAATTCCGGCGCAGCGGCAATCAGGCGGGCGTTAGCAAGCATCGCGGCGGTGCCTTCCGCTGGCATGTCTTTGCATCCATATGCACGAGCAAGCCCGCGCCACGTCTGATGACCTACCGTCTGATCAGCATGCAGTGAATCAATATCTACGCGCTGTTTCTTGTGGCTGACCTTGCCAACTGACCATGGGCCGGTCGTGTGCTTGCTCATACCAACCCCCATACGAAAAGTGAAACGACTGCCAGCGCCACCGCTGCAACAGATGCCAGCACAAGCGCCACGTCCGTCACTGCGTCATCCTCTGGCATTGGCTCCAATTGATTGCTGGTGTACGGGCCGAACGCCTCGGCCATCGTTCTGGAATATTTGCGGGTGTTCATGCTCCCTCCTTCTGCATCAAAGCCAATACCAAATCAATCCGCTTTGCCGCCAATTCGACATACAGCGCACTGACTGACTCGCTTTTATCTGTGTCTACAGCCTCCGTTAGAAAATTGCGGGCTGTCCTTATGTTTTCCTCGATGATGTTTTTGATTGCTTCTTCGCGTGTCATACTTCCTCCACATCGTTTGATTCGTCATAGTCGGACTCATCCGAAAGATTCACGGCAATACGATCTTCCAGCCAATGCACCAGTGACTGTGCGATCAATTCGATGGCGTTTCGATTGCCATCGTCGATATAGACCGAGACGATTTCCACCTGCGCGCCTTCTCCTGGGTCCGAATCCAGCGGGTCAGCGGCATATCGTGGCGCAATGGGCGCTGTGTAAAAATATTCGCCAGTCAGCGAAAAGCCCTCAAATTCGATGGGGCCAAAGATTCTTTCAACTGTCATGTTTTCCTCCTTTGCTGTGTTGATGGCTCAATGATATAGAAAAAAACGCATTTTTTTCATCTTGAATGTAAGTTTTTGTTTCTGTTATAATTTGACCACAGCCCATACATGACGTGCAGCCCGGCGCGTGTCGGAAGGGCTAAGTTCCGACGATCCTTCACGGCTAGCTGCTATCCGCTCCGGGCGGCAGCGAACGGAGCAGATAGTGATCTGCCAGACCAGCGGCCAGCGGCTGATTACGCCTCATACTCGATTTCGATGATCTGGCGCTTAGCATCTTCTGCGCCGCGCGCCACAAAGCAGCGATAGCCGCACTCGGTCAGATAAGCAATCCACTCCTTTTGATCGGCGCTAACCGTGCCGCCTTTTTCACGCTTCATCTCAATCCAGATGCGCCAGGCAGGAATAAACAAGTCTGGCACTCCGGCCATTACGCCTTCCGCTTTCAGTCTTGCGGCTGTGGCAATGCTGCGCTGGCCGCCATTTGGTATGGCGATGATGCGGATTCCGCGATGGCGCTTGCGGAACCAACTCACAAATTCGCGCTGTTCGGCGTGTTCTGATTGTGTTTCGTTTGTCAAAATGGGATCTCCGGTATCCAGTCCTTGCACTCTCCAACACTATCCGCAAACGCTTGCGGCGGTGTCATTTTGTACTGCCAGCACTCGCCATCTGGCGAATAGTGCTCACATGTGTGGCAGCACTTTGGCGGGCCTGCCCGCATCCATTCACGCCACTGCACGAGATATTCCGGCTCTTTTGGTCTGCTCATTTCCACTCCCTGTTTAAGACTCGGGGATACTTCCCCTCCATACCATATTCAATCAATGCCGGCGACTGTGACAGCGCCATCTTAGCCGCCGCACTATCTAGCCAGCCATCATCTGCGATTGTGCCCGTTATTGTCGCGCCAGCCAATCGCTCAATTGTGACCAGCTCACGCATGGCTTTCTGTCCTGCAAACCCATCGTGCGCCACGGGCAGATATTCCGTGATTGGCTTGTCTGATAGTGCGCCATAATATGTGACAGCCAGCATTTCCTTGCCGCTGCTGCGACTGGTATGCTTTCTCCAGCCCCAGGACGTGACTTCCAGCGTACTGCGCTCATTGCCCATAATGTCATCGTCACGAAGGTGCAAAACCTTTTTAACCGGCTCCGGGAATTGCGTGCCGCAGCTTGGGCAGATCATGACAGACGGATGCACCAGTTCGCCGCATTCGTCGCATACCTTTACCGGCGCTTCGCCTGTGCCGTCGCCGCCGCGCTTGGGCGGTTTGATTGCTGTGATTGGGCCATGTGTCTGCACTGCTCCTGCAAAGTCAAGTACTAGGCAGTCTTTTTTGTCTGGCGCGATTCGCAAGCCACGACCGGCCATCTGACAATACAAACTGGCACTCATAGTCGGTCGCAGCATGGCAATCATATCAATGCCAGGCGCGTCAAATCCTGTTGTTAAAACCTGCGCGTTAGTCAATGCGCGAATTTCGCCGCGCTTGAATGCGGCTAGCATTCTTTCCCGCTCGGCTTTTGGTGTCTTGCCGGTTATGCATTCGGCAATGATTCCGTTTTCCTGTAGCAATTCTGCGATATGATCAGAATGATCTACTCCGGCGCAAAAAATCAGCCACGACTTGCGATCTGCGCCAAAACGCATGATTTCGCTGACCACTTGCACATTGTTGTCATTGGTATCGACCGCAGCCTGCAATTCGCTTTCGATGTATTCGCCTCCGCGCTTATGTACGCCTTCAACTGACAATTTTAGGCTTGTGACTTTTGACCGCAGAACAGACAGATAGCCTTTATAAACCAATTCCTCGATTGTGACCGGCTCAATAAGATCATCGAACAGCGCGGGCTTATCCGTGATTAGGCCGTGGCCCAACCTGTAAGGAGTTGCGGTTAAGCCTATCACGCGCAAGGCCGGATTGATTGCTTGCAACTGACTAAGCAGCGTCCTGTATCCGCCTTCTTCTTTATGGCTCACGAGGTGGCACTCATCAATAATACACAAATCAATATGGCCTATTGCGCTTGATTTATTCCGCACGGATTGGATTCCAGCAAACGTAATCGGCTCACTCAAACATCTGCTGCCAATGCTGGCGCTGTAAATGCCCATTGGCGCATTCGGCCATAATGCTCGTAATTTCTCAGAATTTTGTTCTAAAAGTTCTTTTTGATGACACAGCATCAAAACTCTGGTTTCTGGCCAATTTTGCAAAGCATCTCGCACGATTTCTGCAATA